TGGAACGATATTGAACATAAATACACCAACACAATCAGCGAATACCTTAAACAACAGTTACCGAGAGTAAACAGACACGCTCGCAAAAATAATACTCACAATTTTATAGTAGCCCATGCAAGAAACCCCGATATGCGAGGCGGAGATAAATACCCACCAGCACCAAGACCAGACGAAATAGAAGGAGGCTCTGTTTGGTATGCTAAGGCTTTAAATCTTATCTGTGTTCATAGGGATTATGAAGAACATGGGGAAGGATGGAGGCAATCCAGCGAGGCTCAGATAATAATTAGAAAGATAAAAAAAAGGGCAGAAGGCGAAAAGGGAACAGCTAAACTTACCTTTGATGTGTTTAGAAATGCTTACTACGAGAACTTAGGCGAACGCCACTACTTAGAAACACCATTTAACAATATACAACAAACAAAAAACCAATTTAACAATTTAGAAATTACAATTGCACCATTTTAAAAACTACTTAAACATACAACAATGAAAAACAATCAAAATTCAGAGTATCTAAAATTTTTAGAGCAAAAACAAAAAACCATTATTCAAAGTGGGTTTGAAGTAAATGATGAACATTTAAACAATTTAATGTTTCCTTTTCAAAAATTCATAGTAAAAAGAGCATTAAAAGCTGGAAAGTATGCAATTTTTGCAGATTGCGGATTAGGTAAAACTTTGATGCAATTAGAATGGGCTAATCAAGTTTTTCAATATACTGGAGAAAGTGTATTAATTCTTGCCCCATTAGCTGTTGCTGGTCAAACAATTAAAGAAGGCGATAAATTTGGAATACCAGTTTTTAAATATTCAAATGATGCTAAAAATATGGGAGGTATCTATATTTCAAATTATGAACAACTTGAAAATATAGATTGTTCTGTTTTTAGTGGGATTGTACTTGACGAAAGCAGTATATTAAAGAATTTTGAAGGAGCTACAAAAAAGTTAATATTAGATAATTTTAGCAATACTCCATACAAATTAGCTTGTACAGCAACACCAAGCCCGAATGACCCTATGGAATTAGGGAATCATTCAGAGTTTTTAGATGTGATGAGCAGAAATGAGATGCTTGCTATGTATTTTATACATGATGGAGGCGAAACAGCTAAATGGAGGTTAAAAGGTCATGCCACTAAACTATTCTATCAATTTGTAGGTAGCTGGTCAATAATGCTTAATAAACCTCAGGATATTGGTTTTGAAATGGATGGATATAGTTTGCCTAAATTAAATTTAATTGAGAATCAAATAATAACACCTCAAAGAGATAATGGAAGTTTATTTAATGATGTAATTATATCAGCTACTAATTTTAATCAGGAATTAAGAATAACAATGAATGAAAGGCTTAATGAAGTTGTTAAAATTATAAATGAAAAACCTGATGAAAACTTTATTATTTGGATTAAACAAAATGAAGAAGGCGAAATGCTTAAAAAGTTATTACCTGATGCAAAAGAAGTAAAAGGTAGCGATAGTTCAGACTATAAAGAAAAAACATTATTAGGATTTGCAAATAATGAATTTAAGATACTTATTACTAAAACTAAAATAGCCAGTTTTGGTATGAATTATCAAAATTGTAAAAATCAAATATTTGCAAGTTTAGATTTTTCTTTTGAAGGTTTATACCAAGCAATTAGGAGAAGTTATAGATTTGGCCAAAAAAATGAAGTAAACATATATTTAATCACAACAGATACAATGAGCAATGTAAATAAATCAATTAATCAAAAACAAAAACAATTTGAAATTATGCAAGATGAAATGAGCAAGGCGATAAATGCCAATTTAAATGGACAATTAATGAATAAATTAAACCATGACACAGAAGAAGTAAAAAACGAATGGTATCAAATTAAAAGAGGCGATAGCTGCCAGTTAATTAGTGAAGTTGAAGATGAAAGTGTTGGGCTATCAATTTTCTCTCCTCCATTTGCTGAGCTTTATACATATTCTAATCATATTGAGGATATGGGCAATAGTAAAGATTATAAAGAGTTTTTAACTCAATTTGGATTCTTAATTAATGAACTTTATAGAATTATGAAATCAGGGCGAAATGTAGCAGTACATTGCATGGATTTACCAATTCAAAAAGGCAAAGAAGGTTTTATTGGATTAAGGGATTTTAGCGGAATGATTTTAAGAGCTTTTGAGGATGCAGGTTTTATTTATGCTTCAAGAGTAACAATTTGGAAAGACCCAGTAATTGAGATGCAAAGAACTAAAGCATTAGGTTTACTTCATAAACAAGTAAAAAAAGATAGCACAATGAGTAGAGTTGGTATTCCTGATTATGTAATGATATTTAGAAAAGATGGAGAACGAACTAATCCAGTGACAAATACTGATATAAGTGTTGATTTATGGCAAAAAATAGCATCCCCAGTATGGATGGATATTGATTATGGGAATACTTTGCAAGGTTTTAGAAATGGCAGAGATGAAAATGATGAAAAGCATATTTGCCCATTACAACTTGATACTATTGAAAGATTAATTTTATTATATTCAAATAAAGGAGATACCGTATTTACACCATTTATGGGTATTGGTTCAGAAGTTTATCAGGCAGTTAAAATGGATAGGAAGGCTATTGGATTTGAATTAAAAGAAAGTTATTACGAGTTAGCTAAATCTAATATGAAAGTCGCTTTAGTTTCTAAATCTCAAATGTCTTTAATTTAACGGACTTGAAATTAAAACACCATTTTAACTATGAACCACCTTGAAAGATACGAGTATTACAAAGCTCAACAAGAAAGACAATTTAATTTCACTTTAACCAATCATGCAATGGCTGATATAGAAAGACGAATAGGAAGGCGACCACAAAGAATTCAAGCCGTAATAGACTTGGAAAACTTCCTTAATGATTCAGAGAACAAAATCTCAAAGATTCCTGATGAAAGACTAAGGAACGCCAAACTTGACCAGCTAAAGTTACTTTACAAAGTCCACGATACAATTAGTCAGATGCTAACTGCCGAATTATATGCGCTAACTAAATTAGACGAGGCTAAACAAAAGATATTAGAACTGGAGCAACAGAACTACGATTTAGCTACACGAATAAATGTACTTGAATTGTAAAAAACTTGTTAAAAACTCCGACACAAATAGATTTAAATTTGATAAATAATTAAAAACTACTTACAATGAGATTAGAAACTACTTTAATGGCAGCAAACAAGGTTGAACCTGATTGCTTTATTTACTTAGAAGATGAAGCAAGATTCTTTTATGTAGATGACATAGACCATAATGGAAATTATTGCATCTTTTACTTTGAAGAAGGAATTAGTGAAACAGGATTAGATGAATGTACTTTGACTTTTCATAGAAACAAAAAACTAATTATTTACGATCCATATGCTAATTAACATCAATCTTTGTCTTAGCGACATCCCTCAAGACAAAATCTTTACTTCTAAGAATGGCAAGAAGTACCTTTCAATTTGCGTAACAGACCGCAAAGAACCTGACCAATTTGGTAATGACTTGACGGCCTACATAAACCAATCTCAAGCAGAGAGAGAAGCAAAGCAGCCTCGTAAGTTTGTAGGTACTGCTAAGAATTTAAAAAAGACTGCATTAACTGAAAAGAATGATTTACCTTTTTAAGCTATGACACCAAAAGAAAAAGCAGAAGAATTAGTAAATCAAATGTGGATTTATGCTGCACCAAATGCAAATGGGAGCTGGGTAAATGCCAAACGTTGCGCATTACTAGCAGTTGATGAGATAATAAAAAGTAGAGAAGAAGATAGTCATTTTGATGATAAATTATTATATACTGGTAGTGACTATTTTACTGTTCATCCTATGTATTTAACATATTGGTTGCAAGTTAAGGAAAACATTGAAAAGCTATGAAAAAAATAATTGGAATTATAAGTATTGCTATTATATTATCAAGTTGTGGAACGGCAATCAGTGAAGATATTGAAATGCTACAAAAAAAATACCCTAAAAGTATTGTTTATAGATTACATAACACAAGATATATAATTGTTGATTCTATAAATGTTTTAGACATTCGATTGACAGAATCAGGTGATATCAAATCAACAATAATAATTAAATGAAAAAGCCATCAACAAAAGTAGTTAGCTTAACTCAATGGAGAAGTGATTACATTTACAAACTTATAGTTGATTTATTCAAGCAAAATTATTCTAAATGGAATGAAGCAAAAAAGCTGTAAAATCTGCAAGGTTAAATTTGAAATTAAAAAACCACTTCAGCAAGTTTGCTCACCAGCTTGTGCTATCTTTTTGGCTGAAAAGAACAAGGCTAAGAATGAGAAAAAAGAAAAGACTAAAATAAAAAAAGAACTTAGAGAATCAGCTAAAACAATTAGTGCATACAGAAAAGAACTTCAAATCATAGTAAATAAGATAGTAAGAGAGATTGACGCTGGATTTAACTGCATTAGTTCTGGACGACCTTACAAAACAAACGATCAAGCTGGGCACTATTACTCAGTAGGTGCTTATCCGAGTCTTAGATTTAATCTTCATAACATTTACTCGCAATCGGTAGCTGATAACTTATACAAGTCAGGTAACCCGATTGGTTACACAAAAGGTCTTATTGAAACATTTGGCGAAGAATGGATAAAGATAATAACTAAATTGCCTGAAGAGTATAGAAACATCAAACTAACCAAAGAAGATTTAAAAGAGTGCATAGTAAACGCTAAAGACTTTTTAAAAGCAGTACAAGAGTTTAAGCAATCAAACACAATAACTATATCACACAGAATCTATTTAAGGAATCAAGGCAACCAAATAATAGGTATATACACAGAGTAACATGAAGTCATTAAAACCATTTTGGAATCCAAAACCTAAACCTTTTGAAGGCTACGAGGATAAAAACAATTTATTCTATACCTCTACCCTTTGGCGAAAGCTTCGTGAATCTGTTATACACAGAGATAAAAATATTTGTAAAATGTGTGAACAACCAATAGAACGAAGTGGTAGACCAGCACAAGTAGACCATATCAAACCAATTAACAAGGGAGGCGAGAGTATTGACCCAGCCAACCTACAAACCCTATGCTATAAATGCCATGCAATTAAGACAAGTAAGGATAAGTAATCCCCGTAGGGGTATAGGGCGATTTTAGGTAAAACCTCCAAACAGATCGGA